CGGATCGACTTTAGGGGCGGTTTTCTTAATCGTAACCCTTGGGATTACTTACGCTCTTATCTTCGTCACTCAGCCGATCGGTAATCAAGCTCCGAACGATGCGGCCTTTATCGATCTACTAAAGACTCTGGCAGTCTATCTTGACGACTAAAGTTACACCGCTTACATGCTGCGACTAAGTTGTCTGGGTCATCTGACCCGCCTCTAGCTACTGGAATCACGTGGTCGCAAGTGTTAGCTTCACTTCCACACCAGAAGCAGATCCAGCCATCTCGATTAAGTATCCGAAGCCTTAACTTCTTCCATTGTGTGCTATTGCTCTTACGCTGAGAGTGTAAAGTCATTAGTAGAAGTTCCTTAATTGATGGAAAGCCCAAGCCTTGCAGCTTGTTTCGTAACGATTCGTGATGTATTTAAGAGTAGCGTCTATCTGTCTGAATGGATCTAAGTCTCTGTAATGCTGCGAGCGCATCTGTCCTAGTCCGTAATGGCTTCCGTTCTTAGCTGTGTAAGACCATCTAGATTCTTTAGTGATGATTCGATTGAAACACTGGAACTCTTTATAATCAAGAATCCTTGAATGTGCATAGAGCTTTAGATGATCTATTGAATAGTTAGCTGCTTGGGCTTCGGTTATGCCCATTGTTAAAGCGAATGCCGTAATGGCATAGACCTTGCCCATTAGCTGCTTTCGCCCTTGCGAGCTATCCGCCTCAGCGGCTCGCTTCAAGCGAAGACAGCGTACCAAGGCTGTCAAGTTTAACAGTGTAACGAGCGCATTCTTGGGCGTGTTCAACAGCCTGTGGATTACTTCTGTGGATAACTTTCTCATAGTTGCTCCATAATCTGACGTCCTAAGTGTTCTGTATAGATCGGCGGAATCGACTCTTTAAGTGAGTTCCAGCCAAGCCAGTCGATACCCATAGCGTCCTGACCTTCTTTAAGTGTCTTAGCTGTTCGTCCACCTTTAGGGATTTCATCGTTCATAGATCCATAGACTCCCACTGGGCGACCTTGTTCTTTATGTCTGCATTCGAGCGACGTTAGTTCCATGTTTGACTCGAACTTACGGTGACGTCGTACCTTCAAGCCGAACGATGATCCGCATAACGTGATCCCAGCCATAGGCGCTCCTACTACGTTCTCGATGATGTATTTACCGCCCCAAGCGATTAAGGCCTGTCGTACTGGATCAAGTAAATCTGGCTTCGATGTCGTGTTTCCTTGCGCTCTCATAAGGTTTCCCGCCACTGTGTAGAACTGGCAAGGCGGCGAAGCGTGGATAACGTCGAACTGATTTAAGAAGTCCAAGTCTTTAAGAATCTCCATGGCATCGCCCTTGATGAACTCATAAGGATAATTCTTCTTACGTACCATGTCGACGCCGATAACGGTAAAGCCAGCCCTTGCATAGCCCACCGAAGCCCCGCCGCCGCCACAGAATAGATCTAAAATCTTCATGGCTTACCGCCCCAGCCGTTACCCTTAAACACGATCCCGCCTAGCGAGTAAACGCGCTTCATGGGTACTGTGCAGCTCTCACAGTAAGGATCTCTGGCCAGTGTGTCCTCGATTGACCGCTGGACTTCTATCTGCTTAGAGCAGACTTCACACCTAAACTCATAGGTCGCCATTAGCTTCTCCAATTAGTGCCACCGTTATAGTCGAGCAGACGCAGCACTGGATCGTCTTAACGTTCTCTGGAAGATTATCTGTAATTACACGAATAAGTTGCTCTGTGTCCTTCTTGCAGACTCGGCACCTAAAGCGCAGCTTGTCCATAGTTGCTCCCTTTTAGATTTTCGATAGGCTGTAGATTCTTTTGGTCTACCCACCAAGTAGGTTGCTTAGAGTTTTTGTATTTAGGCCGCTTGGCCATGGCTACAGGTATCCAGCCCGCTAGTCTGTAATTCGGGCTAGTGCCTACGACTAGGACGGCCACGTCTGTAGCTCTATCGCCTTCGCCGATGATGCACTGACCAGTCTCGTAACGTGTCCACTTTACTTCGATGAAGCTTCCGACATCTGCCGTCTTCTTAAACTGTGACGACCTTGGATCGAAGTCTGTGTAACCAAGGTAGCGAGCGACCAAGATCTCGGCGACTATTGATTCGGCCACTTGCGCGACGTAATCATGAAAGCCGAGCTGCCTGTCGTATCGACTAGAAGCGTCTGGGTGGCCGTTGACCTGTGCAATTCGTTCTAGAGCTACAGTGTGAGCTAAGACCTTATCTTCGATCGTGGGCTTTACCTTCATCTACAGTCTCCACAGAGCCAAGTTAACTTCTCTCCGCCTTGGCCCTTGGTATAACCGAAAGCGTCTAGCTTCTTAACCTTCGCGCAGCTGTCGCACTGTTCGACTTTATACTCGGCTATAACTTCACCATTCTGTAGAAGCTTGGCTGTCATAGATTGCGGATAGATGATCTCGATTAAATCGCTCATACTTGCGGACTCCACTTTCCAGAAGAAGTTAAGACGTACCAGAGCGGCGCGCACTGTGTCGCCTTAGTCTTCTCGACACAGAACCACCCGCCCCAAGCCTTACCAGTTTTAGCTTCTCCAGTCTTAAAGATTCGATGTCCATGACTGCACTGTGGAGCTTCTGGAAATAACTCTCCGCCGAGCTGCTTCTTGATCTCATCCATCGATGATCCAAAGCTAGGAATGCCGCTTTGCTCGGCTTCTTCTGCCGTCTTATAGCTTGGCACTTCACCGAACTTCTTAGTCCAAGGGTCGTAATCGTCCGCCGTTGAGTTCGCTACCTTCGCGCTGACTGTCTCGACCTTCTCCATGTCCTGACGAGTCGGACGCTTGTCCGCTCCCAGTAATAATCCGATCGCTCTACCGATCGCCGATGTGACAGTATCCTCGACGAAGAACTTCTTCATGTTGACGTTATAGGTCGCTACGTTACCGAATGCGTAATCTGTAGCCGATGGATGTAGATCCTCGTACTTTCGAAAGATCTGGGCTTGGATAAGGACATAACCCTTCTCGGCGTTAAAGTCCACGATGTTCGTCTGGACTCTAGCTGTAGGGTGTGTAAGCCATAGGCGGGCAATTCTGGCCGCTACATCTTCGTAATTGTCTAAGAAGCTCATCAGCGCACTTCCCTAGATGCGTGACGTGATACAGCTCGACCGCGCTTAAAGCCTTCTCGCTGGCCTTCTTTATAACCGACTGAATAGCTCATAGCTGCCCATAAGATCCCAGCTATTAGCATCATTACGATAATCGATAATTCGTTCATTACTTGCTCCCGATACTGGGATCGACGTTCGCGCTCCCGATGTAAAGAGTGAAGCAAGAACGCGCCTAGGTCAAGATTCCCGCTTATCTATCGGCGTGTCGATTGGTGTTTTCGGCTTGGACTTTAATCCGTTACCCGCAAGAACTCCGCCTAGTGATCCAGTTAAGAAGATCGCCAGAGTCTTTAGTAGATCGATAAAGGCCGCATCGTTCGGAGCTTGATTACCGATCGGCTGAGTGACGAAGATAAGAGCGTAAGTAATCCCAAGGGTTACGATTAAGAAAACCGCCGCTAAAGTCGATCCGATGATAAGAATGAGAGTCGCGTGGACTTCTTCTGGACTACGGCGACGGGCTGGGCTGTGGAGCTTCTTCTCCAAGGACGTCGCTAGTGCATGTTCCAGTAGGGATACACTGCGGCTCTTGGCATTCTGGCTTCTGCCAGTTTTCGTATTCTTGGCATTCATAACGAATCCAACCCTGATAACCACACGCGGAAAGCCCAGCCGAAAGGATTAAGGCCAGACTTCCCGCGAGTAGTTTCCGAGTCACTTCCCCTGTAACCCGAAAGCTGAATCTTTAGGATTTAGCCAGCGTAGGACTACAGGCAGAACGGCGGCAAGGCCCGCCATGCCGATCGCCTTGGGATCTGTAACTCCAGCCATGTAAACCGCAATTCCCGCAGCTAAGAAGCTACGCGCCCAGCTTGCGAGTAACGCTTTTAAGTTTTCCATCTTTCTTCTCCTTGATCTTCGGCTTCGCTGCCGATTGAGTAGGTACTTCGACGACTGGATAATCGCCAGCATAAGCCACGAACTTAGGACGCCCGAAGCCTACGATCTCTTTACCGCTCCCGAATGCCCGCTCTTTAATCATGACCATTCCGCCGTTACGCTGATCCCCTGTTCCCGATGTATTACCTTCGATCGTAATAACAGTTTTCGCCTTAACTCCGACGACGATTCCGATGTGGCTAATTCGATCTATTCCATCATGCGGAAAGTCCATGAATGCTAGATCGCCGATCTTCGGCTCTGTTTCGACCCAGCGACTTACTTCTTTAAGCTTATGCGCTCCTGCAGCTGTTGAGACCATGGACGGAAGCTTTACGCCAGCTTCGTTAAATACCCAATTACAGAACGACCCGCACCATGGCAGACCATCGGCCTTAGTAAACTTTCCGAACTTAGTAATGTTCTCTGGCTCTTCGACGTAGCCGACTTCTGCCAGAGCCACTTCGATAACCTTCGCAGCTGTTCCAATTGGATAAGTCATGGAAGAAGTAACTTCGCTTCGTCTTCTGAGATTCCGAGCTTGGTTAGCAGTGCTGCTTTGTCGGCTGCCTTTGTTGCTTCAGCTTCGGCTAATACATTTTCTTTAGCTAATCTTTCCGCCAATTCTTCTTCTAATGCAGAAACTTCCTGATTAGTCATTGGGCGCTCTATTTCTTCGCCTGTAGTTGCATTAACTAGTTTAATCATTGGATTTGTCATTATTTTACTCCGTAGATTCTTACTGTGCCTGATGAAAATGTATAATTACTTGCAGTCTTGAAAACCACATTATCTATTGCAACACTATTTACAAAAGCACCTGCCTGATTAAAACTTCTTTGATCTCCAGAAACTAAAGTACCCCAATATTGAAGTGGTTTGCCAGATGTGTTACCACCATAAGTCGCAGTATAATCTTTAACAAGAACGCAATAAAAACCACCATAACTAGATTGATCTTGTTGCCCATTATTAAACATTAAAGTTCCACCGTTTATGCCGTATGCAGTAAATGTTCCACTTGAAGATTCAACAACTCCAGAAGTAAAAGCGCCACCTGCTGAATTATTTAATCTAATTTGGAAATCGTCGCTACCTGTTCCCCAACGTGGAGATTCAACCATAATCAAAAGATCGTTATACGATTGGCTAATACTTGAAACCGTGACAGATGTGCCGCTTAAGGTTGTAGTGCTTAGTAATGTCATGCCGCCGCTGCTTGCTGGCGTTGTCCATGCTGGAACTCCACCGCTTACCGATAAAACCTGTCCAGTTGTACCAATGCCAAGCCGTGTATTTGTGTTGGCGGTTGCTGAACGGTATTGAAGATCGCCGAGCGTTGTTGCTGGATTAAGTGCTTTTACGGTAGCATCTACCGAATCTCCAAGTGTCTCGATAGCTGTCGCGCCGTCCTTGACCAAGTCGGTCGAAGTCGGAACAGTCCAACCATAATTCGGCGTAGTAGTTGCCATGCTTTATCTCCTTTATGCGACGACTGTCGCGTCCAACCATGTAAGTGTAGGGCTAACGGTATTCCATCTCTCGGAAGCTGGGACGTTATTCCAGCGGAACGCGTCGAGAGAATAAGCGATCGGCGTAATGTAAAGAGTTAACGCCAGAGAGTTATAGCCAGCTGTAAAAGCCCAGCCCTCTACGAATCCCTGATAAGTAAGACCCATGTTATTCGGTAGGTCTGAAATGTTTACTGGCATTCCCATAAAGACGCCGATTAGATCGTCGCGATCATCGTCGGCCACGCTAGGACTTCCAAGCTGATAAGTGATGGCGTTCATGTTAGCCCGCGGATAAGCTCGAAGAGCCAGATAGAACGCAGCTTGCGAAGTGGCGTCCGCGCCATTCTCTAAAGTTGTCTCGATGTTCTGAGCCAGTGAGCCATAGATAGCGATTGAATCTGGATCTGAATCTGTAACTTGTTGGCCGTTTTTATAAGTAATCGTAACTAGATTTCGGACGTCACCCGCTCGGGTCGCTGTTTCGATTCCAGCTGCTAAAGCTTCGGCGGCGGAAAGTTCGACGTAGCCATTCGTAGCTAGTTCTAGGCCTCGATGAGTTGAATCGGCGTAACCTATGCGACCGAGACCGTCTTCATAGATGTACCCAAGGCCAGAAGTAGCAAGGGCAGCGACCAGAGAATAAGCGTCGATAACTTCGGACGAGCGAGCTGTAAGTTCGTAATTACCTTCGTCGATCTCGCCTAAGCCGCTATTCTCCGCGTTAGCCCATGTCGTCGTAGGATTATAAGCTGCCCAAGTAAGAGCGGCGGGAACTTCATTCCAAGATCCGTAAAGCAGACCTTCTAAGACGCTATAGATCTGAACTCCGTCTAAGTCTTTAGCTAGAACGCCTTCTGTAAGAATCTTGGGAAGTCGAGATAAAGCTCCAAGAGCTGTAATCGTTACAGTCTGGGAATAGCCATTAGATCCAGCCGAAGCGATTCCCACGATCACGTCTGTAACGCTTCCGCCGAAGATGGCTACTGGAGTAGCTGTGGAGTTCTGAACGAAGATAGTTATGGAAGAGTTAACGCTTACCGAAATAGCCGAGCCGTCTAAGTTAATGAGCTGGACGTTACAGTAGCCCGCGACCGCTTGCGTGTAGATGTCGGTACGTCCAGACTGGATCGACAAGTTAGCCAGCGTTACGTTCTTGTATTCGTCGCCGTCGATCTGGACTGACCAGACTGGAGTCCACTGGCTCATTAGTTAAAGACCAGTCGATTCGCTCCCAGTGCGCCGCGCGCGTTAGAGCGATTAAGAAGATTAACAATAGTTCGCGCTGTACCTTCTGCGTCGAGTGCGCCGTTAACCGTTAAGTTAATGACAGTCCCGCCGCCCATAGCAGCGTTCGGAATGATGTTACCCGAACCGCTTGGAGTAAATAGTTCTGGGCCACGTTCTCCGACTAGATAAGACTTACCCGCGCTTACTGGGCCGCCAGTAGCCCTAGCTCCGCCGAAGATTCCATCGATCACTCCGCCGATACCTTGGACGAGTGAGTTATTCCGAACGAAGTTAACGAACCTAACGATAGCGTCGTAAGCATCGCCAATAAACTTGGCAAGCTGGGCGAAGCCGTTAATTAAGACCGTTACGACAGTAGCTACAGCTTCTAAAGCGAACTTTAGAGTGTTGCCAAGGATAGGAGCTAGATAGGTCTTAGCGAAGTCCCAGATAGCCTTCAACAGATTGAAGAATGGCTTTAGTTCGTCCTGATTCTCGATAAGTGACTTCTTGATAATCTCGAACGCCTTAAAGAGTCCTTCGATGGCTGGGCCTACGATTTCAAGAATGGCTGGAATGAACTCGTCGACCAAGAACGACCAGTAAGCCGTAAAAGCTGGAAGTAGATCTTCTTTAATAAAAGTCGCAATAGCGGCGAACTGTGGCCCAAGCTTTTCGCCTAAAGTTGAAGCGAAGTTAGATACTGCGGGAATGACGTTATTAACGATTCCAGAGACTAACGGCGTAATCGCTGTTAGAACGTAAGAACCGACTGTCTCCTTTGCTTCGCTAAAAGCTACGTTAAGACGCGCCATCTTTCCCGCGAACGTATCGGCTTGCTTACTAGCTTGGCCCTCGAAAGTTCCAGCCAGTTTCGCCGTTACTTCATCGAATGAAAGAGTCTTTAATTCTGCCGAACTAATTCCGACGCCTAACTTACCAAGCGCGGCTGTGTTGCCCTCGTAGCCCTTGGCCAGTGCATTAGTTACAGCTTCGAGAGATTTACCGCTTCCCGCTGCGATGTCGATCGCTAAGTTCTGGAGCTTCTGCGCTTGCTCGACGTCCTTAGTAGAACGTACCAGTCGATCAAGTGACGGACGAAGCTGATCGTCTGTAAGTCCTGTTAATAGTGACGTCTTTGTTATCTGCGCTTCTACAGCTGCGATCTGGGCATTAGTCGCTCCAGTAACGTTCTGTAAAGATGTAGCGAGTTTTACCTGAGCGGCTTCATCTTCGATCGCAGCTTTAACTCCATCGACAAGAAGCTTTCCAGCATAGGCCGCAGCTGCCGCGCCAGCGATAGCGAACGCAGCTCCCGCCTTCTTTCCGAAGTCTGCGACTCGACTTCCGAAGCTTTCTACTTCATTAGTCGCACCCTTAACTCCCTTTTTAAGTTCGTCGAAGTCCGCGTCGAAAGTTATCTTTACTTTTGGAATGCCAGCCATTAGTCGAGACCTGCTTTCTTAATTACGGACTGAACTATGTCGATGTATTCCTTCGAGACTATAGGCGTGTAATAGTCAACAGCTGGAGCGATCCAGTAGCCGCGCTTATTGCGCGGGGCCTTGAATCTGTCTGTGTATACGCGACCAAGTGAATCCGTACCGCGACCGCCGCCGTATTCTGTTCCCCATAGAAGCGCGCCCGCTGGAGCTGCGTTCTGGCGAACCTTCGCGCCCTTACCGCTCTTAGAAGCTTCTCCGCCGTACTTGCGGCCGACCTTCTTAGGACCGCCGATGTCTACGCGAATAAGTCGATCCCGCTTGGCTGTAATCGTCTGAGCTACGAGCTTAGTCTGTGGAGCTGGCGCACTCTGCGAGAACTGGAATAACTGGCCCGCCAGACGCTTAGACAGTGGAAGAGCTGCGTCGCGAATCTCGTTCTGTGTTTCTTTATCTAGGAGATTAAGGGTCTGGATCAAGTTTTTAAGCGCAGCTGGCTCGACTTCTATCGAGTAGACGCCTTTCTTACTTGCCATTACGTTTCTCCAGAATCTCGATCGCTGTAAGTATCTGCTCCGCTGTCTGCCACTCGCTCATCGGGATTTGAGTCGCGATGGCTAATTCGACGATAAGCCGATTTAAGCTTCCAGCGGGATAGCTTTTGGGTTTGCAGAACTGGCCTTAACTTCCGCGACTGTTTCGATCCAGACCTCGTAAGGCTTTATAGGAGTTCCCGCTGCTTCGCGTTTCATGGCGTTATAGCCAAGAAATAGAAGATCGTTAACTCCGATCGATTCGGCTTGCTGGATAGTCTTCCCTGTTTTACTTTCCCATTTAGACCACTCTGGAGAAGCCGCTACATAAGTAGCGACCTCTCCCGAGAAGTATTCGACTTCGATGTTTAGTTTCATTTTCGCTCCCGATCTTAATTCTTAGCTGAATGTCTCTGTAGGTGTTCCTACGACTGTAAAGCTCATGCTAACAGTCTGAGCGTCTGGCGATGATCCGCCCACGCTTGGAAAGATTGGCAGAACGTTGAACGCGAAAACTGCGCCTGTTACAGCTGTTAGCGATACCGCTAGAGTCGTGTTAGGTGCTGTCTCTGCTGCTGTCCATAGAGCTTCGCAGAGCGAATCCGCTGCGCCCCAGTCTGCAAGCATTTCCACGTCGAACGTCCACTGTGAATCGATCGACTTATAAGCCTTCGAGTAAAGTGTGTCGTAAGTTTCGATAGTGACGTCGGCTGAAAGTGTTGCACTTGTCGCCTGTTCGTCGTAGTTCTTAGTCGCGATCGTCATAGCGAGATCGCGTCCAGTAATGACGGTCGTGGCCATTTTTTCTCCTTAGTTTGTTTGGGTGTAATAAGTCGACAGCTGAATCTCGCAAGCGAGAATCTCTGACGCGCCTATGTTTAACGGAATCGGATTCGATACGTCTCCGACTTCATACCCTGACGGAATAGCCGCCAGAATGCTAATTACGAGCTTCTCGATGTTATCGAGTGCGCTCTGGTTATCGTAAATCGCTACTCCTACGGTCATAACTAAATTAACCTTTAGCTTGACGTTGGACTTACCTAATAACGTGGGCTGCAGGTAGGGCGTGTTCGGGACGATCGCAGCGAACGGAACGATGGGCGACTCTGGGACTGAGTCGTAAGTGTTAGCCGCTACTCCCGCGATGGCTGTCTTTAATGGAGTGCGGACGCTAGTTAAGATCGAGCTGGCTGGCATTATCCGACCATCGTATCGACGTCGATGTAATTACCAAGAAGACCGATAACACGATTTAGCAAGCTGCGGCCCATTCGATAAGGAGAGCTAGCGAAGTCGACGCCTTCGATCTGACCGCCCGCAGCCGTACGAGATTGGAAGACTTCGATAGATACGGCGTAGATAGCGGACTCGATCGATGAGTTTCCGACGTAAAGAGTCGCAGCTGAATAGCCGCTAAGAGTTGCCGTTCCGTTAGGAATAATCTGGCGACGAGTTACGTCTGCGCTCGTAAGAGCTGCGGAGAACGAACTGTCTGTAACTACTGTAAGAGTGTGAGTGGCTGTAAATGGAGCTGGAAGACCAGTTACGACGATCGACTGCCCGACGACGAAAGTGTGGACGCGTCGAGTGTAGAAGATCGCTACGTTATCTTTTAATTCGTACTCGATTACAGCTGTCGAGTTCTGAATAAGCAGCGGGAGAATCGCCTGTTCTGCGGTGTCGATGATGTCGTTTAAATAAGCGTCGTCGTAGAGAGAAGAGCTAACACCTAAGACGGATCTTAGCTGTGCAGCTGTAATGATGTTAGGCATTAGCCCTTCCCTTCTACTGCTCGCCTAGCTCGGGAGCGAACTAGGCGATGATCGATTTATTCGGATTACGCCTTGTTATTCTTAAATGCGCCAGCTGCGATCTTGGTCGCTAGTGCGCCATAACCGTAGTAGCCGACTGTAATCTGGCCAGAAGCGATTACGTCCGCGCGTAGGCGGAAAGTAGGGCCTTCGTACCATGTGTAAGCGTCTGGGTTAACGACGAGAAGAGTTCCATCGCCATCGCCCGCGTTAGTTGGGTCTACGAACAAGTTTAAGCCCGCGACCTTTCCTACTAGAGAATCTGGACGAACTACACCGCCAGCATTTTGTGGCTGTGAAGCGTTATAGATCGGACGTCCTGAATCGTTAAGAGTCATTAGGTTAGCCCATTGACCAGTCGAAGCGATTAGAGACTTCGCGAATGGAGTTGGAAGTCCCGCTGTAGCTGAGTAAACAGAAGCAGCTCCGCGAGAGATAACTCCAAGTAGCTCGGCAGCTGTTGGATAAGTAGTCGTAGTAGTTCCGTCAAGTGTTGCGCCTGAGATTAGTAGGCCGTTGACGTAAGCATTTTCGGCCTTCGCCTTAGCTGCTGCCATGTTACGGATTAGTTCATCGAAGAACGCTGGAGAAGTACGATCTAGAAGCTCGACTGAGAAAGTCTGCTGTCCAGCGAACTTCTTTACGTCTACAGTAATGAAAGCTGCGTTCTGATCTGTGTCGCTCATTGGTGAAGCGTCTTCGGCTAGAACCGCAACCGTAGGAGCTTGGGTAATTTTCGGAATCTCGAAGCTCATGCCCGCGTCTGGAAGAGTTCCGCGAGAGATTGCGTCGATTGATGGACGGATAGTCGTAGATAGTCCGTTAACTACTTCTGCCATCTGGCGAGTAGGTACTAGACCTGCGTTATCTGTTGTGTTATCCGCTGCGAGAACGTACTGGCGAGCTTGATCGTCGCCCATCGCTGCGCGAATTGTGTTTTCGACATACTTAGCAGCTGTGAACTCTAAGCGTGGCTTGGTGAATGTTCCGCCTACGATTGGCTTCGCTGCGGCTGTTGTTGACTGAGCAGCTTCGACCGTCTCGACGGTTTCCGCGTTTGTGACGGTGTTGTCCACTTCGTCTCCTTCTGTTGTTGGTGTTACTTCCTCTTCCACTGTGGAATCGGAGATCTCTTCGGCGACCTCTTCGCCTTCTGTTGCAGCTACTTCGCTAACGCGAGCAGAACGAACCGCTGGCTCTGTTACGAGTGCGACGCCAGTTAATTCTCCAGCAAGAACGCGCATAGTGCCGTCCTTCTGCATGATGTAATCATCTACAGCTAGTTCGATCGAGAAGCCATCGCGAAGTCCGTCCATCGCTTCTACGAGCGCGTCTGAACCCGCTGTCGTGTTTGTAATCTTAAAAACTGCGTCGATGGAATTAGTAGATTCGTTTAAGTTCATCTCTAAACTTTTTCCGATGGGTCTTGATCTGTCATGCTCTAAATTAAGTTTTACTGGAGCTGGCTTTATTGAATCTTTAGCGAAGATTACCTTTCCAGTCGATGCGTTAGCAGCTTCCTCGAATGCGACGATGCGCCCGCTAATAGTGCGCGAGTTAGAATCTGCCGCTGTTATGTTCATTGGTGTAGTGATTTTCATAGAAGTAGATCCTCTTCTTCTCGTATTTCTTCGATCGACATAGCACCGATTCGATTTAGTATTTCGTAAACTTGCGCGCGTTCCATTGGATTACCGCGTAAGAAGTCGTCTAGATCGAACTTAACGTCCTGACCCAGTGGAGTGAAATCTGAAAGGCTCATTCGTTGCTCGATAGCCGTCATAAGTGGACGCAGAGAATAATCCACTAAAGAACGACGCTCACTAACTGCATTCGAGTAAGTAAAGCTGTTCGGCTCTGCACTTGCGAAGTAAGCTGGAAGACCGGCCGCGCGACACAATTCGAGAGCCAAGTATCCGCGAGCTTCGTTAAGCTGTAAGTTTTTAGGATCGTAACCGACAGTCTCGATCGATACGTCACCGTTTAAGAATGTAACAGCCTTCGATGTGCGATTCTTAAATGCTGCAATTAAGGCAGCTACGCGATCTTTTGGAAGTGCTACGCCAGAGTTTTTTAAGATTGTCTGTGGATTTGGATCGATTGCGAAGTCATAAGCTGTTTTCTCTAGTGCGCTAGCTGCGCGAATAGTACGTCCAGCGCGATTTAAAATTCCTTCGTCGAGTCCAGTAAAGACGACCAGTTCGCTCGGATCTATTGTAAGTCCATCGACAGCGTAACCGTCAATCTCTGTTCCGTTGCCGTTAGTAGTAACAGTTACGCGAAGAGGATCGATTCTTTCCATCGCCTGAATGCGACCAGTGTCGGCGTAGCGTTGCATAACACGCGCGTAGCCATAACCATAGAACAGAATGTCTTCGGCTAACCATGACCAGAACGCAGAACCCGCGATTCTTGGATCTGGCTGATTTATAACTCTTGGCTGTTGCACTTTCTCGCCTGTTGCGATGTTGCGAGTGTGCATTCCGAAAGATCCGATAGAAGTACAGATAATGTTCCGCGCGCGAGCCATAGCTGGAACGCCCATCGCTTCCGTACGAGTAGCGGTCTGATTACCCATGAAGTAATAGCCGCCGAGAGAGTTAAGAGTGTTTACAGGGTAAAGCGATTCCGCCGCGTCGATGCTGATAGAAGCTGGAGACGCAGCGTTAACCTTCGGAACGAATAGATCGAATAAGCCCATGTCGCAATTCTACGAGAGCGCGTTACCGCTATCCGACCATGATGTCAAGATCCGTCTGTGGGCGTGTCGCGTAATGAGTGACTAATGCAGTTGCAACCGTCGCGCAGACAGTCGACTGTGAAGCTCTCCGCCCGATAGTCCAGCCACCATCTCCGAACGGAAGTCTCGCAGCTGATAAGATCTGCTTGGAGAGTTCTGTCTGTTTCGGGTCGTGTCGTAATCTTTTCGATGTGATCGCTCCTAACAATTCGTCGCAAGCTTGGCCATACAGTGCGCCGTCGATGTCCGAGATCGGGATACCCGCTGGAACTAACCGCGCGGCTATAGCCGAAGCTGTTCTCTTAGAATAAGCCACTGTTTCGACTGGATACTGTTTGACATAGGGAGCGATGTCGTTCGCGATCGCTTTATCGTCAAGGTTTATCGGATTATGCCAAGTGTGTAATAGCTTTACGAAGAACCGCTCGTCGTCGATTTGTTGGGCGGCCACTAATGCGGCATCGCGACGATTCGGACTTACGTCGATGCCCAGCCAAGTCGTCTTCTCTGGATCAAGTTCCAAGCC